AAGCATTACATAACTCAATAGCAGTCCTTATTCTGGTATTATCACCAGCCTCAGCTCTAACTACCGTTGTGACCGATATCATAGAGTCAGTATCTAGAGATAAGGCTAACCGGCTCAACCCTTTAGACTCTCTAATGCTTCTTAATTTGCTAGTGACTGGCTTTCGTTGTGATGATAATCCGTGACCTTTCATTTAATTACCCTCTTGTTATCCGTTGAATCTTTTTTCAAATCTTGCAAATTCTTTATCTGAGCAATACTGTTTTCTCTCTGGATTCTCAACTCTTTTGTATTCCGACTTACCAAACTTGTTTAGCTCTGACCTTTCATCACTAGCAAAGCAATTCCAAACAGCTATTTTTTCCTCTTGAATATCAAAGGTTTCAAATATTTCATAGAAATGCTGGTAATCGCCAGATTGGTACGCCTCATTAAGGTTTAAAAATACCTCCCTAAGAGATGATGGCAATAAATTATAATCCTTTCCAGACTTCCAGTTCCCCCCCTTACCTTCTGGCTTCGGCCGCCTCCCGTCCATATCCTCGTCCGCTGTGGCTATACCGAGAGAACCCAAGAATGAATATCTTTGAAGGTAGGTTATGGTTGAGCCGATAGCTTGAACAGCGTTTTTACTTCCTGTTTGATCTGCTAATGCGTCAAGCTTTAGCTTTTCAGAGTGCCCATCAACATGACTTAGCACGCATGTTATTGATATGGTGTCGTCTGTTGATTCCTGCTCGAATCTATGGGATAACCCGCAAGCCGCCTCAAGCTCTTTAACTTGATCAATAACGTCACACATTGGAGCGTAGCTAAAATTATGGCCTGTCTTTGTTTTTTTGATAACAGGACATTGCGACTGAAATCTAGCCAAAGCCCTGCTAAAGGCTTTTTTAGCCTCCTTTCGTTCAAATCTTTCCTGTAGATCCATTAATTTCTCTAACTTATCAACATCAGCGTTTGCGTTTATCGCTATCTCCATAAGTTTTTGATACTTGTCTTCGCCTGAAATAGTTACAACATTGTTTTCATTTTTGATTAAGTTGTTCATATCGACTCCACCAAACTCATTAATAATATTAAAAATATGCAGCCAGCTATTACCCATGCTAGCTCTTTTCTTTCTTCTGTTGTTAGTTTCATTGTTTGACCTCTAGCAGCTCTGGGTTTTCATAAATATTTCCGATTACTTCACACCATTCAGACCAGTCATTCTGTCTTATGTTTAATAACTCATAATCCCACTTTGCAACCTCTTGATAAGGTTCGCCCCACTCTTTTTTATCCCAATCTAAGATATCATTTTCATAAATCTCAACGCCGTTCCTGTCTTTTAGGCCGGTGTATTGCATAAGGGGATCTTGGCTCGCGGTGTTCCAATCCTCAAAATCCCTACCATTCCTGAATACCTCCCCTTCCGCGATTATTGGATTGTAAAATTCACCACCATTCCAACCCCTGAACTTGATCTCTCTCATCACGCCGTCTCCCTTGCTTGTTTAGCCTCATAAGAGCCGTCACGTTCTGGATTCGCGCTCTTGTATGCGATTTCTTCTTGGGCTTCATCAATATAGGCTTTAAATTCAACTATCATTAATCGCTCTAATTCCATAACGAATTTCATTGGGTTTCTATTAGTGATAGCGTCGGTTAATTCATCAAGGTCGCACTCCTTGCCCTCTGGAGGCTCATAGCTGGCGTTTACTTGATCGATTATCTCTTGATACTTATCAGGGTGATTGACTTGCATAAAGCCTAGATTTGATAGCGCTTGCTCGTCTGAAATGTACGTTACATCTTCAAGGCCGAATACTGATTCTACATACTGCTCGAAAAATGTTAATTGACTCATTTAATTTATTCCTTAACTTTATCTGATGAATCTAGTATAATACAGCTTTCTAGGCATTGCAATGCATTTTTAAAGGTAATTTATGAAATCGAACAAAATATTAAAACTAGCTTTGGTTAAGTCGGGCATAAGTCAAGTTACAGCTTCCGAATGGATGGGCGTTAACTTAAGCACCGTTCACAGGCAATGCAACTCACAAAACCCCACCCTATCAACTATTGTTAAATACGCTGGTATTTGCAATATGAAGCCTAGCGAGCTTATAGCTTTAGGTGAGTGAGTTAACATATCTAACCCTTCTATCAAATAGCTCAGCCGCCTCTCTACCTTGCTCACGCAGTATGGTGGCTCTCCAGTTTTGCTGGTGCTGCCAAGTTATACCTTTAACCAAATAACTCCAACGTTGAGCTTCTTTAGCTTGCTCTGGGGTCATTCACTATCCTTTTGCTTTGGCGGCTCGGGTATAGCCATTGGCTGCCAATGCGTTACAGTGCCAAACTCATCACCTCTAAAAGGGGTTAAATCATCGGCACAATAACGCCAAATACCAACACCCCTCATCATTTTAAATTCACCGTCAGTCAACCTAAAAATAAAAATATCCTCTCCATCTTTTGGTAATTTTTTACTCGCATCTATCCAGTTATTGTTACTCATAACCCTAACCTCTCTTTAATGTTAACTGATTTACTCTCCTCTCTAAGCCTATCTAGCTCCTTGCTTCTATTTTTTATCGGGCTTGGCTTAAATGATGCGCTTCCTACTGCTGGTTGTGGTGAAAACTTCTGATAGTCTTTATTCTCAATAATTTCATCGAGCCACGCTTCTTTACTGATATAGACTTCTGCGTTCTTTCTTGATGGATATCTAGCATCTTTGTAGGTTGATTTAACGTATTTGGGTAAATGCTCGAATATTAGATTTTTCTTCTTCTTGCTGAGCTTATTCCACCTAGCGCGAGTAGTTTTAAGATTTCCTTTCTTTTCGTACATCGTCCAGAATTTTTGAAACTCCGCTTCTTTTTCACCGTCAGTTTGAATGCCTTCGTATTCCTGGAGGCGCTCGTTAAGGTAATGAACTTCGTTTTCTAGGTGCTTGTGTGAGTTTTCTAGATTTGTGTAAGCCTCTATAAAATCGGCTCTTGTGCAGGTTTTTAGGTCTATCATTTGTAACCCCTCAAGTTTTATCCCCTTTAATGAAACAATGCGCGGCTAACTCAAGGGGATGGAGTAAAGCAAGGGATCAATCAAGCTCTTAGCCGCGTATATGTATTATAAACTAGTTTGACTCGTTGTGTATTATTATTTTGTTAGCTATGGTTATTCCTCTTTGTTTGAGGTTAGGATTTTACTACACTCTCTTATATACAATACCTGCGCGGTGCTTTTGCTTATTTTTCCATAGGGTCTACATATATCGTTATAGCAAGAATCTAAAAGAGTATTTAAGTCGGCATTCTCTTTTTGTAGTTGCTTTATTTTATCGGCTAACTCTTCACACAATATCAGCTCTGCACTGTCACCCAAATAAGCGTCGCCAGAAATTGAATGCTTTAGCCTTTGAAGTAAATCGTTTAAATTATTATCACTCATTGTTATTACTCTCCTTTAAAGGTCTTAAGCCTGATTTCATATAAACCTCTATATATTCAGGCCTTTCTGGATTTTTCTTATTCCATGAAAAATCACCAATTACATACTCGCTATCTTTATACTTTGCGTGAATTCTATCCTTATACTTTCCATGCTCCTTATACCACTCAAGCTCTTTTCGCCTAATATTATCCACTATCTTATCTCCTATTTAAGTTCATCTTTATCTAGATCAATCCAGTAGCCAGCAGTGTCTAGCCGCTGAACTCCGCCATAGTTCGAATAGTCAGACATGAACCTTTTAACATTTTCTTTCTTGTCATAAAATCCGCCATTACCTCTGTCTGATTTCAAGGTAACTCTCTGGTACTTGGTTATCATCATATTGTTTTCCTTTAGTTAATAGTGGTTATTCGTTCGGCCAACTAAAACCAAAGTCGACACGCCTCAACTTACACATTTCATTATTGGGTCCATAAAAAACAACGCCCTCATGATTTAGTTCGGACAAAAACCCACTAAATCCGCTATACGAAATAACAAGCGGTTGATTAATTGGCTCGCTTTTATGGTTAATTAATACATGAGTTGTCAGCTTTTCGTTGTTCCCGTTAATTTTCGGCCCGCATAACTCATAAGTTCCATCAGCCTTATCAAGTAGGCAATTAAAAGCCTCAGCGTGGTATTTGTCCCCTTCGCCGCATTTAACCCAGTGCGGCCAATGTCCAGTAACATTATCGGGAGGGCAGCAACTTATAGCTCCAATAGGAGGCGTTTTTCTTTTACCTGTTTTTTTGTTGATTTTTGCATCGTAGCGCTTATATAAAACACCTTTTTTAATCATGCAGGCTGTACCATCCCGCTTTATATACGCCTTCACGCCATCATTGGCAACCCACAAGCATTGGATCTCGCTAGTCGCTTTATGATTGCTATCTTTTTTAAATAAGGTTTTAAGTTTTATCATTCTATTCTCCAGTTATTAAGTTATAGGTTGTCTAACCGTGGTTGGCAAATTCGCCATGGTATCTTTGTCGCGCCTTTTTCATTTCCTTTTCTGCCTCACTCAGGCTTGAGAAGCTTCCCACGCTTATTTGTTTTCCTTTTACTCTTATTTGCGCCCTCCATCTTTTTATGGTTTTACACCAGTGAACCCCTTTCACTCCTGACTTGTTACGTGCGCCCATACTGCTGTTAAAGTTGTTTTGTGATGAGCTGCACTCTCGTAAATTACCTATCCGATCTCCTTTATCTCTGCCAGATATATGATCTACATATTTCGGCAAATATCCTTCATGATACAGAAATATAAGCCTATGAGCGTACTGATGCTTGCCTCCTACTATGATTTTTGTATAGCCTCTTTTATCTACGTATCCAGCTTTTTTATTCGGCCTCTTGGGGTGGTTAGATTTCCAATACAAAACTCCACACCTATAATTAAACAATTCTTTAACTAAATCCTGTGTTATATCTTTCATAATCTAGCCCTGTTTGTAAGTCGTCAGATAATAGTATGCACTTACCCAAAATATTGAGTATTGCATACTACTAGCCCCATCCGATCATCGCCGAGATTTATAGTGCCACTTGTTTTTCTCTTCTATTATTAACGTCAAGTGATCTAACATGTGCCTACGTTAATAGTTTGAGTTTTACATAACTAACTAGCCGAACATTTGCTAACCGATAAACTAGCTAAAAATGGCTGATTGAGAGGAAGTGTTTATATGAAGGAGATCTAAAGAGTTTCGACACTCCTGCACCGATCCGGACGATACATTCAAACCAGCTGGATGATTCAGATCTACCACATATAAACACTATTTAGACTGCTTAAGGGAAAGATCTATTACACTTACCAGCTTTCGCTTTCGTGAGCTAACTCGCCTTTTATAGCTTTTCTAGATCTCTCTATTAAACAGTCTATTGCTTTTCTGATAGGCGAAAAAAAAGCCTTACAGAGAAACCCTCAGTCGTACCCCAAAGTGCCAGTTCACGGTTTTTTAACTAAGGGCTAAGGATTTCTCTATAAAGCCTTCAAATCAAATTGTAATACGTGAACTAGTCTTTCTTTCTATAACTTCGCTGTACGATCAGCAATTACTATTTTACTCCTTTATTTGATTTTATCAACCTGTTCTTGGTTGTTGTTTAGTTCATTAAGCCCGTTTTCAATAAGTCCAATCGCAGAATTAAGACCTCTAGCCTCTATTTGAGCCTGAAACATAGCCAGATAGCCTGCAATTGTCATTTCTTGCCGCATGCTTAACGGGTCAATATCCTTCAATCCTTTAGTTATAAAATCAACTATTGCGCTGTAATTATCACTCACTCTCCATCCTCCTCATTTAATTCATCATCAAAATTTAACACCTCTGGATTCTCTAAAGCTAGCCAAGCAATACACAGTCCAGTTATGCGGCCTCTGACTTCGTCTGACTCATCCCTTCTTAGTTCGATGCTTTTTAGTCTTGATAAATCGATGATAATTGACTCTACAATTTCGCCAGTACTGTTGAGTATATACTCAACATCAGTTTGCGGAAACCCTATTACATTACTCATTCTTCTATACCCTCCTTAATAAAATCAATCTGGTTTTCGTCTTTGCCTAGCGTTAACGCGCTATTGAACAACTCATTAATCATGTTATATGTAGACTGCTGAGCGTCTTCCGGCAACAGGTTTATTGTTAGCGTTGAATAGGCTATAAAAGCGGTTTCCAAGTTGATCAATCTAGCCTCTAATTTTTCCTCTTTAGTCACTCTCTATTCCTCCTTAGTTATTAGTTTTTGTAGGTCAATGTACAGATTTATAAATAAGTCCATATAGTCCATATTTAAATGCTTTCCTTTGTCTACATGATACTCTGCAATCAACTCTTTTATACCCTCCACTAGAATATCATAACGATCCAAATAAACATCTTCCGGTGGTACGCGTTTCCCATCTTTTACGAAGCCTTGGCCTAGAAATAAAATATCATTTAATACCTTATCAAACTCTTTTTCATCTTCTATGCTCATTGTTTGTTATCCTCCTTGTAGCCATTGTGAGTGTCGTTTTTCTTCATTTCGCGAACTATTAGCTGGGCAATTTCATCAGCCAAAACCTCCGCAGCATCTTCCCTTGTTTTTATTACTATTTTAGCCTCTTGTGTAGTTGCTGCCCCAGTTACAGCTGCCATACATACCGTTAACTCTAACTATTAATTCAATATCCATCTACTTACCCTCACATTCAATTACTATTCGATTAGGCCGCTTTCCCTTGTGTGGGATATCTTGACCATGCTCGATACTGGTTGATTTAACCTTTTGGCTGAATTCGCTTTGGCATGTTGGTTGATTAAAACCCCTCGCCGGAAAAATAAATAGAATTGTCACACAAATAATCAAAACAATTAAAAGCAAATCCTCACTCGTTACTTTCATAATTCCTCCCTATAATACTCAATCATGGCATCAGCAAGCTCAAAATCGGCCTCTGACGGCGTTTTCTCTTCTAAATCGATAACTTCTACATCTTTTTCAATATCGTGCTTCTTAGGCTTGTTGTAGCCCTTTACAAGCGATTCAAGTCTAAATTTCAAAGGATAGCTTCCCTTTAAGTATTTCATCGTTTAGATTGACCGCTCCAACTTGGGGCTTGTGGATAGCTTCAAACTTATCCACAGCATCCGCAATAGTTGATTCATCTTTACGCATTTTTACAATTAGCTTGTTAAATTCATTAACTACTGTGGGTGGCACTTGGCCTTGTAGGTGTTTAGCGACCAAGTTGCTTAGTTCGGTTGACTGTCTCATTTTTCTAGCTCCTTATTGTGATTAATTAAATCGCCCAACTTCCAATAGTTGGCGTTGTGGTTTTGCTTGGTTATTTTTACCTTTCCATCTAAATCTCTGATTTTGTAGGGTGCTGGAATAAGGTGTTTTTTAGTGTATTCAGTCACAACCCAATCGCTAGAGCACTCTAAAACTCTAACCATATCTTTAGTGGTTAGGATGGTATCTTCGCCTCTAAAGCGCCACATGGATAGGTTCAATACTGGCTTGGTGCGTTTTTTGTAGGCTCTGGATTTTTCAATATCGTTCCTAAAATTAGCCTCTTTTTTGTCAGCGTCGTAAATCTCGTTACCCTTCGCTAGCCATGCATCTACATCAGCTTGAAGTTTTGCGCTTTCCTCGGTCTTAGGCGCTGCGATCGGAACTCTATTTTTGCAATGCTGTATTCTGCTTTGAATTGTCCTCATAATAAACTCCAAATAAGTAGTGATATTCCAAAAATAGCAGCGATAATAAAAATCCAAAATATAACCGCTTCACCCTCTGTTAATTTGTCGTCGCCTGTGATTTGTTCTTTTTTCATATTAACCTCTCGAATCATATTCTAAACGCTCTAAATGCTCGTTTAACAGCCTTTCTATTACATCAGCCCTAGAACCTGCCATTGAGTCTATAACGCTTCCTACACTTGGTTTGATAAGAACTGAGAATTGTAATGTTTTCAGCTCCCGCTCTTCTTCTTTTGGTCTACCTAAATCTTTTTTCATTTTTTGCCCTTTGTTTATTAACTTGGTAATAATATAATATAATATATATTTATAGTCAAGGATTATTTGATAAGCATAAAAAGCCCCGCGAACGAGGCTGGTTTACGCCATGATTTTAATTTAGATGGATATGTATTTTGCTGCGCCGTGTTTGTCGAACACAAACCACGACGATTCACCTATAGCTAAGGACAGTATTAGGCTGGAGTCCGAGCTGTTCCTTACGTTTAAAACGCCGACGCTAGCCGCGTTGTTTTTAATTAGATAGGCTCTCCCGTCAATAGCTGTCGCTATATTAGATAAGGTTAATGAGCTAGCAACTGTATTAGTTATGTCATAAACAACATTATTGCCATTGGACGCTGTAGCATAAGTCCCCGAGGCTCCAGTGACAACCCTAACAGGCCCAAAAGCTAGTTTAGAAATACTGTTAGTGCCGGTGATTTTATCCCTCACATCGACACTAGGCAATCCAGACTCATCGTATAGCTTGAAAGTCGAAGCCTCGTGTAGCCCTACCGATGCGCCGGTATAGATGTTATCTTCTAAGTGAGGCACAACCCCGTCAAATAAATAGATTGTTGGTGTAACAGCTGCGATATTATCATGGATAAAGCTGTTTCTATTTGCTTGGCCAGATGTAACTCCGTTAGAGACTGCTGATATGCTACAAAACGCGCTAAACCCTCTGAATACATGGTTGTCCTCTAGCGTGACTGTCTCCACCGTGTCAATATCTATTACTGGGCCTGATATGTAAGATGTCGTAGTAGTGCCGCCTAAAAAGAACGTATCTTTAACTGATAAAGCTCTGACGGTTGACCCTGCTATAAATATATCGCTAGTTCTACTGTCTCCCTCAAAGTGTACGTTCTTTAAATTAAGCTGATTAATATCCCCCGCTTTGGTGTGAATACTGTACCGGTCAGCTCTTTGGATGGCGGTATCCCTTATGCTTAAACCATCCCAACTGCCAGCCTCCCAAGTAATGTTGTCTTGGAACCCGTCAATTAGTGATCCACGTATATCAAACAATCCCGCGCTAATGTCTGTACCTAGCTCAAGCCCTATGCCTGTTGGGGTGGCTTCATCATTCATTATAATGCTGTCAATAATCTTTCCAAACCAAGCTGATTTAATTAAGGCTCCACTACCCGCTGCGTTTCTTTGTAAGATTGAAGAATTGATAATTCTAATCTCTGGACAAGATGCGACTTCAAGCACGTGTGTAGTACTGTTTGATGTTAATGTCATATCTCTTAATTGAAACTTTCTAGCAGGGTATGGGTTAACACCGTGCCCCTCTGATACGCTAGAGACTATTAGTCCGTCACTTGTGCCGAAGTTTATAATAGAACCAAAGGCTGGTGTATATGTTCGCATAAATGCTATGTCTAACGCGCCCTCACCTTGCATTTTTATTTTTCCATGTCGGTTATCCCCGCCGGTCGCGTACCCAGGGTTTAATGTCACATGGTAAAAAGCGTATAAGGTGGTAGATGCATATTCACCACTTGGAAAGCGTATTGTGTATATATTAAAATTACTTGCATAGTTTATAGCTGCTTGTATGCTTGCGGTATCATCTGTCACCCCGTCGCCAGTCGCTCCAAACGCTCTGACGTTAACATCTCCATCAACCCTCAACACATAACACTTAGTATTATCTACCGTTGAAACAATAATATTACGTCCGTTGGGTAGGTCTACATTAGCAGTAATTCCGACTGTTACACAATCGTAAGTTCCGCCGCCGCCGTTACCGGTTGAAAATTCTTTTGTTTCAACAACATCTCCGACAACGTATGTTTTGGCTGTATCAGCGGCCATAGTAGCTGTAGTGGCCTCGTTAAGCTTGAAAGCGTCATCGTTTGTCACGTTAGATAAAACACGCTCTGGCCCCCATATCAAGACGTCGTTTTTGTCTTTTAGGGTTACATCATAATCGCCATTCATCCAGATAGCGCCAAACCGTCCAGAGGCGTTAGCGATTACTGGGTTCGTATTGGCGGTGGTGAGAGCTTGATCTGAATAAGTGTCTTTATTAGTTAATAGCCCAGGGTTAAAAAACTCCAATTTGGCACCATCTTGAGGAGCGCCGTTGATATTGAAAGTGCTTTCTAGTGGAAGTACAAATCTACTCATTTTTATCTCTCTCTGATTCTGTCACTACCGCAAGCCCTAGAGCGCGCTTTAGCTCTTGCTCATCTAACACTTTGTTAAAAAACACCGCGTCTCTAATTAATCCATTTTCTTCAACAGTTAAGCCTTTCGATTTACCTGAAACGCCTTTTAGCTCTTTACCTAGCAATAGCTCAGTTAGGTCTCTTGCGCTTCTCTCGCCTTTTGGTACCGCTCTAAAGTACGAGTTGATTATTTTTCTAGCATTGGGACCGGCTTTTATAATGTCGTTTGCCAGCATTGAGTTATTTCTTGTTAGTTTTTGGGCTAAATTTTTAGAAACCTGCCCTATAGCTGGGATTGCAACCGCTCCAACTGGGCCGCCGATCGCCGCCCCACCAGCAACCCCAGCACTACCAAGAAGCATTGTTGATGCTTGACCTTCGGTAAATCCAAATTTTCCCAGAGCTTTTAGTGTGTTTTCTGCCGGACCGCCTCGAACAACCTTTTTCATGGCGTCTATTTCATCAGGCTTAAAACCTTTTAGCTTTTTAGGGTTGTTAAGAATAGATCTAAACTGCACTCTTAAGCCATTCTCGAAGCCGGACGCTTGATTTTTAGCTTTTTCAAAAGCGTCCTCTATCATCTCTGAGCGTCTAGACCTGCCCCACAAATCCCTTGCTTGCCGATAAAGCTTGCCAACATTCTCTGTATTGCCTTTAATTAATGATTTACTAGTTAACCCATCCAAGGTGTCGTCTATCTTCGACATGATAATCATGCCAATTCTAGCCTCATCTGGGTCAATGCTTCTAGCTGCACCTCTTGCAACTTTTCTCAGCACATCAACCTCTGATACTGACAAAGTTTGACCTATGCTTTTGTTTAGCTCATCAAGAACGCCTGACACTTTCGGGTGTATTTTTGCATTAAACCCTTCCGCTTTAACAGTTTTATTGATTCTTTGGAAAAGCCCGTCTGTGACTTTTGGTTTAATAGTCACTCCAAGCTCGTCTATTTTATTGTAAATAGCTCTGGCCGCACCTTGTAGTTTTTCAACGCTTGGTGCAGACTCTTTAATAAGTTTAGTCACCTGTTTTGGCGTAGGTAGTTTTGGTAGCGTTTTCTTAGTTGCGCTAACCGCTGCTTTAACTGTTGGAGCGGATAAGCCTCTATATCCAGCAACTTCGAGCGCTGTTTGAGGAATTGCTTCACCAAGGGATGCGCCGATAGCCTCGCCAACTTTAGCCCTTTCTGATGGTTCTCTATCTGGATTAACAGCGACTGCAACTGCATCTAATGGATCTGCTAAAACCCTTCCGCCTGTCGATAGCATGTTGGTAAATTCGCCTTGAGCTTTTTTTAATTGCTCAACAATGCCTGAAAAAGCAGGGTTGGACGATAATTCACTAATGCTTTCACCTATCTTGCTTGCAACTCTTTGACCGCTTTCACTTAATGGGCTTTGAATTTCCTCAGTGAATTTTTTAACTGTTTCTGCGCCCTGCATCCCTTCACCTTGCAAAACATCTTTAACAGCGATACTACCAGCGATAGGCTTTGCTATAGCGCCAGTCAATATGTTTTTACCTAAATTTACGCCGCCGACAACATCATCGGCAGAAACGCCAAACATCTTGATATCTCGCATTGGGTCGACGTCTTCAAGTGCTGGCTCTGCCTGAACTTGTCCAGACGCCTTTGACTCTAACTCCCTAAGTCTTTTTAGTTTTCTTAACTGCTCTAATTCTTCTCTAGGGGTTGGCATTTATTGCCCTCCGAATTCAGCTCTTAACGCCTCTAGCTCTGCTTGCTCTTCTGCTGTCAGTTCTCCGTCAACCTCGGGTGTGTCGGTCACAGTCATGGCTCTTTTGATTTCGTCAGCAGTAAAGCTATCCTCTAAATCTTCTGCGGCCGCCAAACCTCTCCTAGCCGCTCTCTCGGTTATCTTTAACAACTGCTTTAATAAGCGTTTGTTGCCTTCTGTGGATTTCCCAAAGCCAGCCTCTATACGTTTTAAGCTTTCGCCTTCTTGGGCTGTAAACGCCGCTCCAAATATAGGTTTTAATTGAGCTAATACCGATCTACCTAGATTGGTAGATAGCTCCGCTTCGTCGCCCGACTCAACTCCGAATATCTGTTTAGCTCTAAGTGATGCATTATCAAATCCACCAGTCGCCACGCTATCTAGCAAATCTATTGATCGCTTAATGTTTGCCATATTGTCAGCAGCTTCAACGCCAGCATCAACATAGCCTTGCTTTCTTTTAGCTGTTAGCTTTTTAATTTCTCTTTTTTCTGTCTCGGAAGTTTTGACGCTTTCAAGCTCTGACTTTTCTTCAAGCTGTCTTGCGCCTTTTTCTACAGCTGTCTCCGCAACACTTCCAGGAACCTCAACAAATTTAACCGAGCCATCTGGAAGTATTTGAGGTATCGATAATCCGCCTTTGTCGTTAGCTTGAGGGGCGAATGACTTGATTTTGTTGCGATCTAGTTGACCACTCATAAACTTAATTCGCTCTTCATTAGGGATTGAGGCCAATTGAACAGCTTGCAATGCGTTTTTTCTTTGCTCAGGAGGTAGCGAGAGCAATTCTTTCGTTTGTGACGAGTCCCGACCCTCGGAGTCAAGCCTTTCAACTCTTTTAATAATGGCTTTGTTTTGTTGCTCAGGCGTCATATTTTCAACTTTAAACGCAAAATCAGCCGCTTCCGCCGCTTTCTTTTTGTCGATTTGACCTGTTCTAGCGTCAGCAATGCCAAGATTTCTAAATACCTTGGCTTGAAAGTCTAGTCCTAGCCTGCCTGCTTGCTGCGCAGCCATTGGGTGCTCTAATCCGCCTTTTTCCAAGAATTCCTCTTGTTTTTTCTTGAGCTGCATCGCTCTAAATTGGTCGCCTAGGCTCATACCTCTAGAGATTGAACCTACTGGATCAACGCCAAGGTTGAATTGATTAGCTGATACAACGGCCATTATGCAACCTCCATCGCTTTCTCATAGTTAACTTTTAAGAATCCGTTGTGTTCTTCAACTAATTCAGGATGCTTTTCTTTAACTTCCTGAGCAATAAATCCTCTGTCAGTCTTTCCGGTTGACTTCCATTCCCATTCGTAAATATTTAAATCGCCCATTTTGCCAATCTTTCTAACATTGTCTTTTAGTCTTTCATCAGAAAATGCAGCTGCTAAAGCGCCACCAATAGCTAATGCGTTGTTTGTGCCTTGCTGTCTAGCCTGCTGCTGACCGAATATGCCGGATGCTATAGCGTTACCCTGTTGACCTAATAGATTAGTTATAGCATTGGTTGCTTGACCTCCAAACTGGCCTACATTGCCAACGCCAACTTGAGCGCCGCCAGTAAGTGAGGCTAATCGATTAAATTGGTTTTCGGCGTCTTGCATAGCAAACCCTGCTGCCTGCTCTTGTAGTGCCGATCTAACATTTCCACCACCTAGCCCGCCTATAGCGGAAGCGTTTCTAAGTAGCGCTCTTTGTTGACGGTCTCTAATGAATTTTTGCGCGGGACTTTCTTCAACTTCTGACTGAGCTTGCTGTTGAGCTTCTGGACCCAACAACCCAAGCAATGCCAACTGCTGCTGCCTAGCTAGGTCTCCAGCCTCTATTGATGGTCTTGATAGATCGTATAGTAAATCAAACTGCCTGCGCTGCTCTGCGATACCTTGCCCGAACTGCTCCTCTTGCACCTCAGCAGCTTCTCTAGCTTCGCGGCCAGCCCTGCGACCCCACAGGTCAAGAAAATCACCTTCCCCGCCAGCTAGAATGTCAGCAGCTTCACCGTCTCCAAAAAAATCACTTACAAAACCCATCTTTCTAACCTCTTATATAGATCAAATCGCCATTCCTTTTTCCAGCAACTTTAAATCCAAAATATTCAGCAAACCGTCTAACATCATAAAACTTTTCTGGAATGTTTGTCACAATCGGTTTGTTTAGTGTGTATTTTAACAGATTTTTACCAAAAATAACGCCTAGTCTAGCCCTGTGTTTTTTAATGATGTTAATGTGTATCGATTGAAAATTAATGTGATCATAAATCATTCCAACACATTTCAACGACCCTCCAACAAAACCTCCAATATACAAACCTTTTTTAAACTTTATCTCATGCCTGTCTTTACCATTAGATACTCGATTAAAAAGCTCAGAGTTAAATAAAACTCTTTTCGCCTCATCGATACTAATAGGCTTAGTAATCATGCGTAAATCTCTTTAATCCCGACTTTTAAATTTAACCTATCTGCGTCAGCTGCTATTGCGCTGATAAAGTCTCCAGGCTTTAAAATTGCGTTAATAATGCCGGTTAGGCCATTAGTTGCGTTCGGATTAACTGTTGTTGGTGCGACATACAAATTAGTCACCCCCACAGAGCCTCCAGACTGCACGATATTGATAGATATTGTCGTGCTTGTGCCATCCTCATTAGTACAGTTAGCAAACTGAACGTGGGCGCTTGCTGCGTTTGATGGGCAGGTATAAATCGTTGTGTTGGTTATTGGGACCTGTTCGGATACTGCGTCTATATAAACTATACTCATAACTGCGCCTCTATATCATCTAATCTTTTTAATATAATTGATAAATCTACAACTCTATCAACTGCACATTCCAGCTGGTTAAGTCTATCATGTATGTCTTGGTTGTTAATCACCGGTATTTGCTCTTCGAGACTCCTAAGAAGCAACTTGACCTCTTCGAGGTCGCCAGAAACTTTGTTTACTTGTCCCGCGACTTCTGAGACCTCTTCCGAGCTGGCGTCATTCTGGACAACTGTCGAAGTTAAAGCCTCTATGTATTCATTAAATCGCCTAGTGCCTTGGCCATCTTGATTAAAGATAGCCTCTCCGCGCCTTAGTGGAATTAATTGCTCAGGCATCTGGGCCACTCGCCGAAGCCACTATTTGTAACTTTCTGATAATTGTCTTAACTGGGTCGGTTATAGTAAATCGGTTTACTCTGAAAACTGCTTGCCTGCCATTCCTCCGCCATGATGTTTGATGGCCATATTCGCCAACCTTTCCTATTTTTCTAACCCTATCATTGCCAAACGTTTTGCCATCATAGGAACAATCCATACTAACCGAAGGGTTTTCGCCTTGACCATTGCCTTGACCTACACCTGCCTCCATCCATAATATGATTTCAGGAGCAAATAAAGGCGCCTCTTCATTCGTGAATGGCCCGCTAGTGAATTGACGCTTAATAGGGTCGCCTAGGTCGGTGTATGTTTTGTGATCTAACTCAACAATATCACCATTAGTAGTCCCTGCTAAAAGCTTACCGTAAGCATAGGATATTGAATTAACATTCCATCTTGCATCATCTACACCTGTTTGAAACTCGAACCATGTTGGGATTCCGCCAAGCTTTGACGCTGTGTGGTTATAAGCAATAGTTTTATCGGGAATTCTGTCTGATTGGAATGTAAAAACCGCTATTTGATTACCTCTATCAAAGTAACTCATGCCAATACAGTCTGAAATTTCGTCTCTAGTAAACTCCTGTATTGCATTGTCAATTGCTGGGGTGCTTATTTTCGTAGCTCTTGAGCTGTCAGATACTATGTAAACGCCTGACTTCTCTTTTTTTCCACCTCCGACGAAAGCAAAAGTTTCATCTAGTGGAACTATGCCAAATTTAGCATGAGCGCCTTTTTGTATGTTGGCTCCCTGTATTCTTTGAAAGGGAAAGCCTGAGCCGCCAATGTTTTGAAATAGCTCAATAGTTTCTTCACCTAATATGAATAGCTCGTTATGCACTACATGAGAGGCAACTATGCTATCTGGGTCTATTTCCGCCGTTCCAAAGTCTAAAGCGCCGAAGTTTGTGGGATCGTTAAGTTCCGAGTTAAAAAACACCGCCCCATCAGATGAGGTAAATATGAAATAGCCATCTTTATATGAAACTGTGTCTGAAACTCTAAAATCAATATCGGTTATCTGTGATAGTGTTGTTCCATCATAGGAATATGACTTACCACCAGGAACCACTACCGCCAACTTGCTACCATTGTCCGCCATTGATACCAGTCCAGAGCCTTCAATAGCGCCTATCTCTGTGGTTGCACCTTGATCATTAATCGAATATAAAAGATTACCACTGACTGCGTAGTTAACACCAGCCATGACATGCTGACCCCTATTAGCTCCAGCAGTGCTAGCGAAAGCCTTTTGGCCTGGAGTGTTTAGCAAAATAGTACTGGCTAGAGTGTTAGGCGTCTGAACGGATGAAGGGAAAAGATTTATGCATCTTTGCGCTGACACTGGCAAAGATTCGGATTGGTAAAATCCACCGCCTATTGGTAGCGACATTTTAGGCATCTAAAAATTCTCTGTTGAATTAGGAGTGAAGTATCTTTGATCTTCTATGTTTAAGTCGCAATTGTTTCCAGAGCCGATTGGTAGCGTATCAGGAAACTCTACATTGATAACTGGTTGAAAAGCGTTTAGTGCAGCGGCTTTTGTTTTTTCATGCGACATAACTAGTGACTGCGGGATAGGCGCACCATATTGACCAGCAATATAAAGAGCCAAAGCATCTTTAAAGTAGCCAATAGCCCCCTCTGGAATGCTGACACTATCTGACTGACTTGATAATGAGGAAAATCCTAATTGCAGAAAGCCGACCTCGTGACTACTGCCAAAGTCGTTTAAGTCTTCTAGGCCGTCTTGTATCTCATCAGCCTCAATAGGTGTTTCACTTCCTATAACCTGTAAGCGCCTCAAAGCGCCCTTAATGATATCTGCTGCTGTTGCCATTAGTGTTCTCGATTTTTCGGATAATAGCCTTTTTAGAGCGAGCTCTTATCTCTGGGAAATTTGTTTCCGCAAACTCTCTTAGTTGTTTCATACTCATCACATGGAGGTTTAACATGCCATTAGCGCAATCTTTCACGCCCTCGATAGCCTCGCCAAGCAATTGAACCTTCATTGCGTCATCTGGATCAACACCGAAATCGGTTGTCTTGACAAATGCCAATGGTGAATCATGCCATCCCTCCATCTCTTGACACTCATCAACAATGATGGGCTCTTTGTCTTTTGCGTATAAAAACTTCTTCATTTCTTAACCGGTGCGTCTTTCCAGCCAGCCGCTTTTAGTTTGTCGAAATCCGCCGAGTCAATGATTTTTGCTTCTTTGGTTTTGTGGTAAACCCACATAGGGAATGATTCTTTTTTCATAATAACTCCAAAAAGTAACCCCTCGTTTTAAGGAGGGGTATGAAGGGGATTAAGAAGTTGTTCTAACCGCGAAGTCAGGATTCAACGCTTTAATACCATACAAGATATCAAATCGATAGGTAGTTTCATCTGATGTGATGTTGTACTGTCTTACTGCTCGAATAGAGATATTTCCAAAGCTCTCTCTTGAAGCACTTGCGCCATCTGTAGGTAAATCCAATGGAGCCATTGCTAATGTGATAGCGTTTGGATGGAATGCTAAATTCTGCTTGTAAGTGGCGTCAGCTGTACCAGTTTTAACTGTAATAGCTGCGTTATCCGCTGGAGCCGCTGTTACTGTTTGATACGGGCCAGAGGTGATCATAGGAGGCGAGATAGTTAAAGTCGCCGGACCTGTGGTAGCTCCTGAGTTTGCATCAGCTTGAACTGAGAAGGTTTGCAAATCGCCGGTATCTTGGCGGGTTTTACGATTTACTGAGTTAACGCCAGCAATAGTAATAACATCACCCTGCTTTAGAATGCCGGTAACAGAGTTTGTCCAACCGTCAGTTACCAAGCTTTGAGTCCAAGCATCGCCGCTTGCAGCATAGGTTACGTTTTGCGCAGCGCCGTTTACTAAAGGCGTTCCACCATGCGTTCCTACTGTATGGATTGCTAGGGATTGATTCTCAAACAGCTCAAACTTAGAATAGCGACCGATAGAAGCCTCTTCGATAGCTCTAGATGCAATCTCTTTAGGGAATACACCTTTAAGGCCGTCAGCAAGCGCTAAGCTAGCGTCTTCATCATAAAAAGCACACCAGCGAACATTCATTGGCGTTCCGAGCTTAGACAAAACCTTAGCTGCTGCGCCAACTTCTAAAAATGTTGAAGGGGCTGTTCCTGGGGTTCCAACAAAGTTACCGATCTCATAATACTTAGCAGCAATGTCAGACTCAACTTTCTGCGCGAGCTCGGCCATAGCTGGCTGAACAAAGCGAGATGTGAAATCCTCTACTGATAACGTTAAATCCTGAGAAGTTACGGCAAAAGACACTTTTTCTCGTGAATCTAAAGTAAGGACTGCCGCTCTTTCTTCAACATCAGTGTTAGCTGAGATAGCTGCGCCGGACTCAGTAACAAACATTACTGGGCGTCTAACGTTGATAGCGTTGCCGACTTTTCGGAATTGATCATCCAATTGGCGATCTACTTTTGAACCTAATTGAAGAGCGTTCATAAACTCTTTTAATGCGATACGAGTGACTAAACTCGTGTTCTTGAAATTGTTAGCCATGATAATACACCTCTATTGTGGCTCCGTTATGGATTGTATTTAGCCATCCATTCATCCATCGACATTTCGTCTGATATATCAGACTCAACAGCGCCACCGGACGAAATAGGCTCAATCGGTTCTGGAGCCGAACTAGTTTTAATTGGTTTAGGCTCAGCAAGCTTTCTTGAAATTTCGCCAATCTTTATCCCTGCTGCAACTGGATTCATTCTAATAACTTCATCAGCTATGTCAGAATGATTGCCTAAGAAGTAAGCAATTTCAGGACCGTTATCTAGGCTCATCAACTCATTTAGTACTGATGGCTGCAATATTGGAACCCTAGCTAGAACGTCATTAAAATCCTCTTTATCTGCTGCAAATTTTGCAGAGTTTTCAGTGAATCTCTTAAGCGTCTCGGCTTTGCTTTGCTCTTGTAGCGCTTCCTGCTGCTTTTGTTCTAAAGATTTAGCTTTGTTTTCGACTTTGTAATCAATTAGCGCTTCTTGATAAGCTTGATCGTCATAATCGAAATCTTCAAGCGTTGGCGGCTTCTGGGGGTTAGCTTCTTTGGCTTGTTGCACCTCTGCAAGTTTAGCCTCTGCTGCTTCTGCCCTTTTTAATGCCTCCCACTTGTCTGCTGTAACCTTGTTAATTCGCTTTTGAAAGCCGTCTTCTTTTGGCTTGTCTTCCGCTAGCTCTTTAGGTTTTTCAACCTCTGGTGCTTCTACCTCTTGAGGGGCTGATTCCTCTTTATCTTTCTCTAGTGCGTCTTGGATACTTTGATCTAGATCGTCTAAAGTCTCGACCTGTGCAGCGTTACTCATGTTTTTCGCCTCTTGGCTGATTTTAGCCTCCATTTAAGGCATGGAGTAAGCCTTGGTTATAATTTTAAACTATTGTAGCACCTGATTCAATTGATTAGGACTATTAGCCATTATCAACTCGTCTTGGGCATCGGCCAGAATATCTCTTTGAGCTTGAACAATTAGCGCTTCCTCTTGGGTTATTGGTATTCCGGCCGCTATTTTGTCTAGTACTGTTTGGACCAATATATCAACAGTTTTGGCTGTATCTTGTTGGGCTTTGATTTTTTTGCTTAAAGTGTCGGCCTCTGTATTTTCAATTTTAGCCATCTTCTCTTGTGTATCCATTTGGACATTTTCAGCTAACGCTTGTTGCATAGGGTCTGGCTGTTGAGGTTGATTTAAGCCTAGCTCTTCTGCTTCGTCCTCGGTTGGTTGTACGGCGCCTTGCTTGATCATTGCTAATCTAACTCGCTTAGTTAGCTCTTCTGAGTTGTTAATATCTAAATTACTAACAATTAAATCCATAGCTAAAGCTTGAATCTGCGGAGAACTTCCTGCTAACTGAATTAATTGCTCTGCTGACTCTGCGCGTTTGGTTGCAAATGACGGCCCTGAATCGGTCACTACGTCATATTTACCAATAGTTAGGTCGTTAACAATGTTTTTGTTACCTGTTTGCGAATCCATAACAGTTTGGTTTATTTCTTTATTTATCTCTACCAGCTCACTAGAGCCATCCACATTTAACACTCTAACTGTTCTCTGCGTGTCATAAATCCTAGGAATTAAGTCAACCAATATTTCCCCAGTGTACTGAATTGATTTTTGTAGATTGTCGGAGTAAATAAAAGACCCGCGATCCCCCATTGCTTGCTGAGCTTGGATTGCCTTGCCGCTTTTAAGCTCCGGGACGTTACCCATAGACGCTGGCTCTAATCCGGTTGTAGCATGAATATCCTGTGAGGCTTGAGCTATCATTGCCAGAGTTGCTTGCTGTAACGATGGTGCGCCGGTTCTGGTTGGTGGCCCAGGGTGTTTAGAGTCTGGATTATAAAACATGAATGGAGCGTTCTTTTTGTTAAAGGTGCTCAACGATGCTTCATGCCCTGCCGCCATCTCTTTTGTCATCCAATAAGGATCTTTAGGGGTTAGCGCGCTTGTCTCTATTGCTTGACTTGTTTCGTAGTTATAAATTCTTTGCGGGTCTTTAGCGTCTCGAACCATCCCTTTAACAAACGTCCTACCTTCGATATGATGAACCTTCCCATAAACTGGAACTAGTGGAATATATTTACCCGCCCATTCTTTAGGTTTGTCAAGTAGCTCATTGCCGTTCATGGTATACATGGTTATCTTGTGAGATTTAACCTCTCTTGTTTTTATTACTGTAACACCTTGTTGAGCCAATTCATCCAATACGGATTTTTCTTCTTCGGAATCAATAACCCTTCCGTCAGAAAGTAGCGCGATTTGTTTTTTAACTGGCTCTTTCTTCCAATACTCAGCAACTCTAACGGTATCGCCTTGGAACCAGTCATTACAAGAAGAGTTTGACAGTCTCGAGTCAGTAAAGCTTGACGCTTGGCTTTTAGGCCATCTAGATTTGAATTCATGTATCGGCATGTCAGTTACAACAAAAGCAAATGGCGCATCCCTCTTATCATATTCTTTTGACGGCCCAAAGTATAAGGAGCTAGCAGCCGAGTTGATTGGTTGAATTTTTATATCTTGCTCGAAAATATCATCATCGTTGAACTCTGTTAATATTCTCCATCCACCAAATCCGCCTGTGACCGCTTCGTCGAATGCTGCATCGTAAGCATTGCTAGCTTTTGATAGTGACTCTATGTTTCTAATTAAGCCGTTGAATATGTTAGCTGTTTTTTCGTCTGCTCCACTTGATACCGGCCTAACCTTGATGGCTGTTCTGTTTTGCCTTTGATCGCCAACAACTTGAGATATAGCCCCTGCTATTCGGTTAATTGTGAATCTTGGCCGGTTAGCTCTTTTCTCTCTGGCTTCTTCGTCCCACTGACCGCCGTCAACGTGAGCAAAGCGCATATCCTCTATGGCTTGCTTTCGTTGCTTCTTATCCTCTATTTGTTCAAATCGCTTAATAGCTTCTTGGTGCAAGCTCTCGTCTTCTGTTTGGTTTATAACTGTTTCCATATTAGAACTCGCTTAAAAAGTTTATTTCTTCAATTGTTTTCTTTACTACAGGCTCAGCAAAGGTTAATGCTAGTGCGTCACCCTCATCAGGCGAGAACCCATAGTGTGATTTTATCCTTTCCTTCTTCCATAGGCAAATTCTATCATGTGAGTCTCTGTCATAGGGAGAGGCGCTTAAGTCGGCTTGCAAGGTGTCTGAGTCGGGTATTTCCACCTCTAAGTTTTCATCTTTTAGCCACAAATTAAGCTCTCCCCACATTTCACAGCGTTTATTTTTGTATTTCTCTGTATTTAACGGGGTGCTACCGAAGTATATAGCCTTGACTCTATCCTCATATCCTAGCTCGTGAAGGCGATCGACAATATCAGCGCCACCACCTGCGTCAATAAACATCATGTCAGGCTTTTTGCCTATTACAGGGTCAACAGTATCGAGAATAGATTTGCAAATCGATACCGCCTTTCCTAGCTTGTCAACTTGATCACCGGTGTAGCTCTTTAAACCCCAAGATTTGCGGCCTGCTCTTTTTACTGTAGAAAACCTGTCGCCGCCTCTTGATGGGTCAACTCCAACAACATAAGACCCGCTAGCGTTAACATTGTTCTTTCTTGCTTTTACAATATTATTTGCGGTTATTAACCCATCACCACCGGAAACTTGAAAAGCTTCGGATGCGTTCATAGGGTATTCTTGTTTAAATGCTTTTTCGCCATCTGTTCCATCTGCTGACAATTCAACTATTTTCATTCGCCTGAAATAAACTTGTTCATCAGTTATTTCGTACTGGCCCGCTAAGCTATGCTCTTCGTCTGTTTTATGAAATTCTTCTGGTAATTCTTTGACATATTCCTCTTGCCAAAACCAAGGAACGAATATTGCTATAAATTCACTTTGCCCTGATTCTGCTAATTTCCACTGTTGATGAAAGAAGTTGCCAAGACCGTTAGCAGTAGACTCGTAAATTATTTCTGTTCCAGGCATGTCTGGGATTGTTTGGAGTATTCCTTTTGCATGCTCTGCTGCGTTAGGCCAGAAAGCAACCTCTGAACCATGAAAGAATTGATTTGTTTGCGACCTTCCTACTGATTTATTTCCTGCTGTTCCTACTTTATAACCAGAATCTAGCTTATCAAATATTAGCTCTTTGGCGTTTGATGCAGAAATTGAGGGTTTGACAAATACAGGTAAATTCTCATAATAGCGCTTACCCATTGAGAATAGGTTTTGAGTGGCGTCGTCTTCATGGGTTAGTATGAATGCTCTAACCCCTTTCCTATGGGTTGTGCGCCATGTAAAGCGCCCTTGGATATAGGTTGATGCGCCTTGCTGCCTGCCTTTTAGAATAACGGCCCTTACTTTGCCTGTATCATGCAGTTGTTTTTCTATTTGGTTGTGGATATGGAGCTGAGCTTTATTCAGTCTGAACTTTATCTTCTCAGCTGTTTTGGCTCGTATGGTTAGGCAGTTTCTTGAATAGAAGTCGAAATCATCCTTTAACCTTTGGCGTTTTTCTTTTTCTTGGTTATTCGAGTTCACCAAGCCACTCCTCGGTTGTTAAGTGCAGCCCCCCAGACAGCTCTGTTTCTTTCTTGTCTTTCCAATCGAAGTTGTTTTTCAGGTTGAATATAATGCCTGTGACGTTGTTTCCGTACAGCCTTTGCTCTAAAGTTGCACCTATTTTATTCCTAGCCTTTTTTATAGCGTCCACAAATTCGTCATCATTGGAGTAGTTTAATAACGACTGTCTACACAAGCCTAAGTGTAAAGCTAGGCCGGACATAGTAGGAGCAAAGACTCTATTGTCGCCCTCTCCCATATATGCATCTGTTCTAAAATAGTCTTCTATAAGGGCTTCCATGTGATCGACGTCCTTATAAATCTTTGGCCTTCCCGCGTTTGACTTTCTCTTTTTCTTCTCCATAACTTTTTACCTCTTTGCGCCTCTTTATACAGGTGCGATACTGTTCGTTATGTTATTTGGGTGAATGAGAGTTAACTTTTAATTTAACTATGTCTTCCGAGTTTTGATTAATTTTATCTATAATGCTTTTATTGATAGGGTTTTTACAGTTATTAACTTCTTCCCTGCTTAGAAGTATATCAAAATACCTGTTTATGTGCTTGTCTGCGTCGATATGGGCAAAGTTTAGGGCTAATACTGTTGTTATGACAGTAAGGGCGTAAGAGCCGCATATAATCCATACGAACTTGGGTATCGATTTAATACCTTTTTCTATTATTTTGTTTTTTTGGTCTGTCATGGAAGCACGGTGAATCTTTGATAATCAGTTTGTCTAACATCCGTCGCGCTAAATGTTAACTTTGCTTTGTATCTCCACTGTCCTGAATAATCCAAATCACCATCTTTGGTGGTGTATTCAACATACTCGTTTGCATTTAGGGTTGTTGTGCCTATTGTCACTGCTGAGTCTGGAATTGTTACACCGGTGGTAATTTCTTTAGTCTCACCTAGTCTTGGTTGTAATATTAGTGTTGGAGTTGCTAGGCTAATATCCTCACCAAGATTAATTCTTATAGGTTGACCAATTTCGTTTTTGTTTAAATTTCCCATTACAGAGTACCTGAACTGTTTAAACCGCCGCCAAGCGATTGAGTTGAACTAATTCCATTGCCTGTTGATTGATCTGAATATATGCCATTCCCAGCGCTTTGAGTGCTATAGACCCCTTCTGCTGCTGGGATTGTTGAGACTGCTGGCTCTCCCTCTCTCCATACGCCATCAGCCCATACGGTTTGGTCCCAAACGTTAACAGCCCATACACCAGCAACGCTTAAGCTCATTATACATCAAACGGCGTGGCTGAGCCGTCTCCGGTGATTGTTACATCGTTAATCGATTGGACGTTGGAATCTACTTGATTGGCTATGGTGAATACAAATTGATCTGTCACGACCTTTATTGCATCTGCCACTGAGTCGACGGTTGCTAGGGAGGCTGCTGTCGCTAATGCTGCGTCGCTTATCGCTGTGTCGCATTGAGCATTGACTTGCGCCTCGCTGATATTATTTAAAGCGGCTATCAATCCAGGTATATCATCAGTTTGCAATTCGTTAGTATCTGCTAGTATCAAGGCTACATCCCCGCCTTTCACTGCTCCGTCAAGATTTAATGTTGGAGTCCCAGTTCTATTATCTGTTACAGCCTTGTAGACACCTCTAAGCTCGACATCTCCAGACGCCCCATTTAATGTAACAGTGCCTAACTCGCCGCCTATAGTAAATGTATCGCTTCCTGTTATTCCTGACTGGGTTATTCCTCCGCTAAACCTTCTATATTCCGCTGTAGCAACCCCCACCCCGCTTCTGGTAAACGTTGGACTTCCAGAGCCAGCAACAGTTGAATAGCAATCGATGTGAGTAAAATCTCCTGGACCTGATTGGGTTATTGTTGCGCCAAATCCGCATTGCTGAGCAACATAATTTGGGAGTGTTGCCGTAGCAAATATACAATCCTCAAAAAATACAGGGTCAGCGGTTGATGTTCCCACGCCAGAAACGCTCGAAAATCTTTCAAAGACAGTGCCGCCAATATTTTGACCTCCAAGAGCGAGTACTGAGCCATTACCTATAACATCATAACCTTCATAATCTCCGCCAAGCGTCAGGGTCGAACCTGGGGTGACCTCAATTTTATGCAATCCTGTTGATGTCAGTAATGATAGCAATGCAGCGCTTGTTGACACAGGGTTTCTTGCGGTTCCGTCTATATTTACCTCTGTATTAGTATTTGACGCGTTGGAATTGAACCATACCGCGCCGTTGTCGTATCCTTCGACTCCTTGAGAAAAGGCAACGAAAACTTGATCTATTGCCGCCGTTGCACCAGTTAAGCCGCTTGCTTTAAAAAATCTAACTCTGACTTTTCCCTCGTCAGCCCCATTGCCAACCATATCAACAAATAAATCAAATGAATAAACACTGTTAGTTGTTGAATTAGTTCCTTGAATATTTCCTATTTGCTTCCATCCAGCGGTAACCCAATCGTAACCATAAACATCTACATCATCATTAACACCATTAACATACCCAGTCACCTGAACGCTTGAGGCTGTGCCTCCGCCTATTGCAAATTCATAATAAAATTCTATAGCTCCAGCCGCATCAGTGTGAGTATGCCTTACCCCGTCGAGCGCTTCTGTATCGCTAAATAGGTTGGCGGATTGTGTTCCAGTGGTTAATGTGTAGCTTAGCGCTGCTTTATTCACTGCTGATCCAACATTTGTCAGCGTTGATAGTTGTGATTGCTTTGCTGGGGCGTTGTCGTCAGTGTATCCCGTGCCATCATACATAGCTTCTAGGTTGTCTGCTGCGGTTGCATCTCCGCTTATTTGAATAGCATTAACATCTTGAGTTGCTGTATCTAGGTCGAAAGCATGTTCAGCGCTAGCATTACCGTAAGTCTCTATTCCGATTGATTTATCTAGCCATACTTTAGTACCAGTTTGGTCAATAATGTAAACTCTACCCCTTGCCATACTCATTTCTGCTGCAGTAAGTACCAGAGAGTATCCAGTACCTTCATCAGTAGGTAAGTTGGTGGTATTAGCCTCTACACCTTCATCTGACATTAAAACAACATCACCAGCCGCAAAAGTGGCATTGGTGATTAAATCAACTCCATCTGGAGCTACTAGGTCAAATGTTATAGTTTTTGCTTGGTTGTATTTTCCAAGTATATTCATATTAGTAGCCCATATGTCTGCGCCTTAACGCTGCTATGCTAGATGCACCGGTTTCAATGGTCATATTATACCCTTGAATTGTCATTGTTGCAGTAGTCATGTTAATTGTGGTAATTGATTCGAATATTTGATACTCGTCAGCTTCACCCATCATCATTAGATTGCCGTCTGGAAGTATTGCTATCCCTTCCATTTGAGTTAGGTCTGTATTATCTACCTCAGCAACCACCGAACCGTCAGTAACATCGACTTGCAAAACCTTTTGGCCGGTGTGAGATGAGATTAAAACGTTTTCAGAATCGTGATCAAAGTCAATACTCGACAAATCAAACGCGGCACCAGTTGCGCCATACGATGAAAAAGCTGTTTCAGGGTCCCAAGGCTGTGAAATATAGTCATCTAGCGACCAGCCGTCACCATCATCGGCATCATTGTAAGCATAACTAGTAGAAGTATCACCAAACCTTCCTAGAACCCCAGGCCTTAATACCTTAAAGAACTCTCTATCGGTGCTACTTTGCTCACCTTCGCCAACAATATAAAATATTTGGTTAGCTCGGTCGAAGCATATACCTTCTGGACCACTGTTAGTGTCAGTAGCATTAGCCGCTATTGTGAATTCTTGCTTGCTGGTTGCAGTTGTTCCTACGTCGCTAGGCCAATCATAGATATTAAATTGATATCTTCCGCCATCCTCTGAACAGGTAGCGAACTCACCACCACCCATATCACAGATGCCTTCGCAATCTGAGCCGTCAAAGTTCAATGTGATTGTTTTTGTTGCGGTGCCGTAACTTCCTAAGTCATAAACATCAGCTGTAGCACTACCATTCCTGACAGTAATTAGCTCGTCTGTTTCATCTCTATAGGTGGCATCAGAAGTATTTGAGCCACCCGCGCCAAAATTAGAGACTCCGCTTCCAACTAATTCATAATTGTCTACTGTGTTGATTAGGGATGCTATATTTGAGGCCAGTACAAACATGTTAAAACTATCGATTGAGATAGTCTCTAGTGTCATATTGGCTGTTACATCAGCAGAGAATTTCTTAATAACAAATACATGGTGAACGCCGTCCCCATCCGCTGACTCACTTGCTTGAACTGTTTGGCTTGTTAGGGTGCTTGTGACGTCTCGAGTCCATACCGCCATTGAGCGACGGCCTGGGCTTGTAACTAAGGCAATATTTGACCTTTCTGTAAAATTAGTTGGCGCAGTCCACGATATAGCCCCACCACCGCGACAATGTTGCCTCACATAGACAACTGTATCGCCATCTTCTGCATCATAGCTTAAGCTTGGCTCGGTTGTTCCTGAGCCTGAATAGGTGCCACCTGACGTTCCGGTTATGCTTCCCGCGTCGTCTACTGTGAACGCATAGCCGCCTTCGTTTAGGCGAGAGCTAGACCATGTTAGGGAGCAAGTTTGACTTGTTGTTCCTGGAGCCAATAAAAAGGCTGATGCAATAGTCGGGTCGCCACTCCCTGCTAAATCAACTGATTGGTCAGAGTTGGCAATCTCGGACATTGAAGTCCCGCCAAAATCTTGACCGCTAACTGTAGCCGTACCGACACCGGTAGCACCAGTAACCCAGACAAGCATTGTATTAGTGCCGCTAGCGGGGGTGTAGGATGCTGATGGGTTGGTGGTAGCCCCAGAGACAAAAGCCATTTTAGTTGATCGTCAGTGTGAACACGCCAGAGGGATTAGCAACAATCTTGACCTTACCATCAACCATTGATATTGCGGTTGTTCCGGCATCGGTGGTCATATCAATAAACCCCACCGCATCTCTAGTGCTTGCGTGAGTATCGTTGACTATTAGTGCTGCTTTGATGTTTGTGGGGCTGGATGCTGCTGCTGCCCATTCTGGATCATTGGTAAAGTCAAAAGTTCCAACTCCTGCTGCTTCTGTCCAGCTTTCTGTTAAAGCTATGCCGCCTGTTGAATAACTTCCACCAGCCGAACACTCTGTATAATCAGCTCTATCTGGTGATGTGTCTGCCGCTGTTGGCAGCGTGGTTATTAGTATGACTGAGAAGTTATCACTCCCCATATTATGATCGCCATTTCCTAAGTTAAGGGCGAATTCTTCAAAAAGCTGAAAATCTCCTTGCGCCATTTCTTGCTACCTCTATAAATTAACCATTAAAAGCGAAATCTCCATGGTATTTCGCTCTAGCCTTATGGATCGCCCTGATAGCATCTTTTATATTTTTATACCTTCCTATAAAAATCTGCTTTCCTTTGCTTTCAATTCTGGCAAGCCATCTGCTTCTTCTCTTTTCCCAATAAACACCTTTGCATCCAGATGTGTTGTTTTTTGGCTTTATTGAGTTGAAATTATTTTGAGATCTTGAGCATTCTCTAAGGTTTTCAATTCTATTATCAGAGCGATCGTGATTGATGTGGTCAATATAATCAGGCTCCATCCCGTTAAACATTAAAAAAATGATTCGATGCTCTAAGTATCTACCGCCATTCAATCCAATGACTCTATATCCTATAGAGTTAACACTTCCAGCCCTATCCCCAGCCTTAACTTTTCGACCTCTAGGCAGCCTCCAAAAAAGCTTCCCTTGATCATACTTGAAGTATTTTAAAACGTCATCTTTGACCAACCCTTGTGCCATCAGTTGTCACCGTGTAATTGATTATGCTTCTTAATTGCTTCACATTGAGTATTCATGCGTTCTTGGTAGCTGATTATGTGAATCTCTACCTTGTTAAACACTTCATCAGACATTGAGTTTAATTCTTCATCACTCATTCTATCAGCAAGCGATTTCTCAGGATATAGCACGCAATTCAGGTCGCTATGAGCGATTTCTAAACTGCTACAGCTTTGAAGCGCGATCACGCCTACTAGCAAACTGGCTATTTTTAACCTTTTGATTAATTCGTTTCTGTTCATCTTTTCTCAATTCCTGCTCGAATAATTCCTGTTCAGCGTCGATTTCTTCGATGGTGTCTTTGATTTTTACTTCATGCTCTGCCTTTTCTCTCTGGTTTTGCTGGTGTCTACCCCAAACTAACAGAATACCACTTAATGCCGCGAAGAATGCCGCCACCTTTAACCAAATACCTTTAAGCATCTTTTTTATGCTCCTTAGACCAGTTGCGCCCAAAGTAAGTTGCAGCTACAGGTGATAGAAACAAAGCCAAGCCTGAGTAATCTGGGGATTCTTGCATGAATATTTTAACAAGGCATGATATTAGTGTTATCCAGTACGCTATCTTTGCAGCGCAAACTTTGCCGGACTTATCTTTTACCATGTCGTTCATTAACCGTTCCTCATTTCTTTAGATAGTCTAATTGCTCTATCTCCAACCTGTTTAGCCCACTTAGAGTCTAGCATTTGGGTTGCGGCCTCTGCGTAATCATTAGACTCGAGGGCTGATATCATTTTTTTGAATTGGTTGAATCTACTTAAGCCTAGATTGAATATCATATTGATTATCACGGCTCGCCTTGTGGTGTTTAGCTTTTGATAGAATCCAAACCTTGACGCTTGCTTTGCTACTTTCTTAAGATCGTTATTTAGCAGGAATTCAGCTTCCGCTCTAGTTAACGGGTTGTCATCAAGATTTCGGCCGAACCCGATCGTTACTTTGCCAGCTGTACATTTATACGGCTTACCGCGAAACCCCTCATCTATCTTAATTTGCTCTAATGCGCTCAAGGGTGCTTAGTCTCTAGTCGCTCAATTCTTCTTTTGGATTCTTTCTGATGAACCCGTAATTCCGCACTATTAATATGAAGCTCTTGGACGGCGTTCTTTATACCTTTAAGCTCATCAACTATCTCGTGCTGAGTATTTAAAACATTATCCATCTGATTAATAAAGATACCTGCGCCACCAGCCAGACAAGCTAGATTAGTGACGCAAAAGAGAATTATCGATATAGGGAGTATGGGTTTTTTTTCAGGCATTTTTTGTTAGCTCTTCGTTGATTCTGTGCATTTTATGAACAAATTCCTCAGAAGCTTCAACGAACTTTTTTGTCAACTTCTCATCTTTAGATAAGTCGTCAATAACAGCCATTGCGGTATTAGCAGCGTTGCCAACCTCGCCACCACAAATGATAATCTTACATCTAATCGCGCTCATCTTTATCCTCTAGCCTATTTGGATGGGTTGGGCCTGTTGTTGAGTCTCCAGGCTTTTTAATACCCTCTCTAATCATTATCGCATTTTGATCTTGAACATGCATTTGCAAAATACGAACCTCTATTTTTGTTTCCTTCAAGCTCTCACGCAGCATTTCGTGACTATCTCGTACTGAGATTTGAGTTTGTATACTCCACATCACTAAACTTGCTAGCGTGAAAAACATTAAAAAAATAGTTAGCACTGTGTAAAAGTGCTCCCTGCTCATTTTAATCACCGCTATTCCTTCGCTAATTATGGATGTTATGCTACTTTCAAGTAATCAATCTGCTTTAACTCTGACAATACAACCCCGTAACGCTTAGCTATTGCTATCGCTTGTTGGGTAGATCCAATCCCAGACAATACAGTTCTATTATTTTCTGAGATTCGCCACCGCCTATTGAATACGGATAGCTTGGCCATCTTATTGTCATTATTCTTACACCTTGATTAAAAGATAGGTAATTATAACGGTTATTGGCTAGAGTCGCAATTTAGTGCTCTTATTCCTTATCGGTTTAGGTTTTTCTGTATACCAATCAAAATACTTTTTGTGTCATTTAGTAAAATATCAGTATCACCTTTGAACTTGCGAGATAAAGCATCATCAAGCGCGCTGATATTTTTCTGCATATCTGATTTTGTAGGCTCGAGACCTCCCGCTGCTTTTAACTCTAACTCTATAATCATTATTTATTCCTTATTGCTGGTTAATAAAAAAGCGCCTAGCCTAAAGTGAGAGTTGGGATATTCGGCCAAAACCCACAGAAAAGAAGTGCTAGACGCTGTTAAGCTGTTTTATTTTCTCTTTGTAGTAATCTTCAATATCTTTATAGTCTTGGGCGGTTCGCTTTACTGTGCCGCCTTTCATGCTTTCAAGCCTTTCAACGCGCTGCAAGCCTATTTTTTTAATCAATCTTCCTCGGTAATCATCACTGTTTCCACCTTGATATTGGTTGCAGTACACTGACTGGCCGTGAATGTTATCTTCATCATACCTAATCCGTGGGTTGTTGCCTGACTCAAGGTAGTGTCCAGCGTCGAATTTATCTCCAAGCTTTCTGCCACAGCAGATACAAGGTCTTCCATAGTCTCGCAGCCTAATATATTCGTGACAGGTTTTTTTTGCTGCTGCTTTTCTTGTTTTGAGATCGTTTGCATAAAATACCCTCTTTCTTAGTGCATGGTCTTTCTTGGCTTTATCCTTAACTGCTTTTTTGCCTTTGCTAGCTGCATAGTCAACAATACAGTCCTGAGAGCAGAAGTTTCCCGCTGGTAGATTGGTCATAGATTCGCGCTTGAACCTATCTTTGCAGTTGCAGCATTTTAGTTTAGCGTTTGGCAATCACTCTCTCCATTGCTTTCTTGGTAGCTCACAGTGGTCAAAATGAGCTATTAATTGTTTAATATAATCTGAACACTCGTGAACGTCCATCAAGCTAGTTACAGCCGTTATTTCCATAGCTGCAAGCCTTTCTTGCTCTGTTAGCGGAATCATCATCTTGCGCCATAGTTCGGCTTGCTCTGGCTGGTCTACTAATAATATAGGCATGCCGTGATAGTATTTACAGTGATTAACTAGTGTTTGCCTTGGTTGTCCAGTTTGACCCGATACCATGTTATAGAACTGCTGAATCCATCGATTCTGTATTTGGAGCCTAGTAGCCTTAACTATTTTAGCTATCAAGTATTTTTCTTTTATGAACTCTTCTTGTATAAACTCTTGGAAGCTCTCAACAGCTTGTTTTGAGTTTATGGTAAAGGACGTCATTATTTAGCTTTCTCTTGCATCAACTCATAACCAGCCTGAAATGCGTAGCGCATATCCTCTCTTGAGTAAGAAATATTGCCTACTTTGTTGGTATTTTCTCCGACATAATCATTAACCCAGTGTAAAAATATAGGCCACATTTCACCTAAGTTTTTAATTTCACTCTTAGGTACTGACTCTGCTAATTGTTTTTCGAGTTCTTGGATTCTTTCTTTATCAGTCATTCGTCGAGTCACACCACCAGAACCATCTAAGCTTAATTTGTCACTGTTGAGGGGGTTTTCTTCACAAGCGCAATACATATAAGCCTCACCGCAATCTGAACACATGAACTCACTCATTATTAGCTTTCTCCTGTAGCCTTAAAACATCCACGGCAAACACTTCCATGAAACAAGCCGCACCAAAAGATGAGGCATAAATTTTTGCATCTTCCTCAGTGTAAAAATACATTGATAAGACCTTATTTGCAGCGCACCATATTTTATCAGGCATTATCTCAGCTAATTGCTTTTCGAGCTCGTTGATTCTTGCTAAGGATTCTTTACCCAAATCCAACAAGCAAACAGTGGAAAAACAATCTTCACCATTAACGTTTTCGTAACCAACATCCATTTCGGGGTAGTCTAAATCGGACTTATCGAAAGAAATCAAAGTCTCTAGTTGATACTTTAAATTTTCTTCCTTTGTTAGTTCTTTTTTTATTTCACTCATAACTTAGCTTTCTCCTGCAAAACCAAAAACAGCCATTCAGCTAATGTGCGTTGAGGGGATTTACACTGCAACCCTTGGTCGATTCTATAACCCATCAAAATAAAGTCTTTATGATTTTCTTTAAGTACTGGCATTAGATCAATCCAATTATTGCAGTAGTCAACTCTAAAAGAGGGCTCCATAGGCTTCTTGACTCGAATTTCATCTTTTGAAAAAACCGATTTACCGATATGCTCTAAACCCAAAAGGGTAGCTAAACCTATATTTAGATCTTCACCACTCAACTCACTCACTTGCTCTTGTGTTAGGTTATTCATTGTTTTTTCGCCTGTAATATTCAACATCAAGCCGCCTCACAAACTTGTTGACTGTTGTAAAATACCCAGCCAAAGCCTTTTGCAATTGCGCATTACCTATCACAGACATACAGCCCTCATCGCAATCAATAGAAAACTGAGATGCTTTTATTTCTTCTCGCAGCCTGTTTCTGGCTTTAATCTCTATCTCGCTGGCTTTCTCTTGTGTTAGGTTATTCATTCTAGTTCCTCAATGTGTTCAAAGGTTATTTGATGGACGCATACAACTTTAAATTCTTTCTTACAATCGAGATTCGGACAAACCAATTCTGACTCGTCACAATCACCGGTATTAACTGTTCTACCCGTACCAGCGTACCAAGTTTCTTCATCATCAAATTCGTAATCGCAATGAGGGCATGTAGGTCTAAAATTCATTTCTCGTTACCTTCCTTATGGTTGGTTAATATTTAGGCTTCACTTCTGGCTTGTCGTGCGGATAAGGAACACCAGAAAAGCCGCGTCTAAATAAGACTGTTTCAACCTGAGCCTTTCTATCCTTTGTAGTCCAGTATGCTTTATCGCCCTGCCACCAAACAACATCGTTAATTGATACCGACTCTGAGTTTTTGTCTCTTTCCACATAGATAGCGCACTCACTACCGTCAGTTGTGTTTATATAAACTTTTTCATCGAATATTTTATGATCTATTACTTTCCCGCCTACACTCATCATCTATTCCTTATCCAAAAGTTACACTGACATTCTTAATCAGCCATATCAGCAGCTCTATGACTGCCCATCCTGCAAGCGCAGAAAGAAGAATGACTACTACCAGCAATGGTTTTAAACTAAATCTTATTGGTCCCATCATCTATTCCTTTTAAGTAGTTGTGGCGAGAGAGAATAAATCTTTAATTGCCTCGAATTCCGTATCGCCGAATCCGGTGAGTCTAGCTTCGTCAACAAGCCTGCAATAACCTGCCATTAAAGCGGGTAGTGATGTTTTTTCTTCATCCGTTAGGCCGTAACCTTCAAGCCTTTTTAGCGCTACTGTCATGTTTACTGCGAGGTATTTAGGCTCAGCAAATTCAGAGGACCAAGTCGAAATCTTAAAATCGTCAATTATTAAATCGTTCTGCATCATTTATTCCTTATGGTTAATATTGCTTGTTTCGGTAAATGCAAAATGGAGCATATTGATACCAACAACGACGTTGTTTACATTTTCATTGCCAA